GATTTTGTCTTCAAAAACAAGAAAAATTACGTATTCACAAGAACCACGGATGAATTTTGGGATGGGTGGAACTCTCTTACAGAGGTCCTTAGTTTTGACGACTTTGGCCAGTTGAGAGATTCCGCTAGTAATCCTAATCCTAATTATTTGGATCTTATTAAAGCTTATAATACTTCTCCTTTCCCTCTAAACATGTCTGCAGTAGAGGATAAAGGAGCTCATTATTTTAAAGCTAAGTGGATAGTTATGACTTCTAACAACATTACGGATTTCCATGTCAATTCTCTTATATCAGAGGAAGCTCTAATGAGAAGAATGGACCTAGTAGTGACACCCATTCCTGTAGAAAAGTATAGGAAAGAGGATGGGACGCTAGATGTGGAACATCCCGACTTAAAAATAGAGGAATATTCTCATTTACCAATCGCTAATTTGAGCTTAGATACTTTCTTGTATAAGGTGGTCAAAGTCAACACCAAGATCTTAGGTATTTCCAAAGGGTCAATTCTTACGGGTGAAGAATATAGATCAGCTATCGAGAATTTATATGAATTTAAAACAGCTCTTTTTGAAGCTGAGCGTGCCACGTATAATAAGAAAAATGGTATAGCTGAGGAACTACAATCAGGGTTTTATTTAGATTCACTAAGACCGAGGACTAGTACTCCTTGCGATATGAAACACTTTTACAAGATGTTGCGTAAGTGTCGTACTCAAGAAGACTTTAATGATTATATCGAAGTTTTCTGTAGAGAGAATATTAGTGTACAACAATTATTATTGAGTAGAGGAGTTTGTCTCCCTCTTTATGAAACATATAATATTCCAGGACTCGAATCTTTTATAAGATACTTCTTTGAGAGATATAATCACGTCCCTTTTGAACTTTTAAATGCTTGGATTTACTATACTATAGTACATCTCAATATAAATTATAGCGATGAAGAACTGAAATCTTTATCGTCAAACGTGTGGACCTACAATTTCTTCTTAAATTTTTCTTTTAAAGATTTTGAAATGAAGGAAGGAGATTGGACCTACACATTGGATGTAGAAGGTCGCTGCCTTGAAGCTGAGGATAGGCAGAGACTAATTGATGATTATAATTCTCTACCCCAACGTCTATTAAGATTTTTCACCACCCCCTCTTTCACGCGTACTCTGCTTTTGTGCGCTGTAGCCGTAGGAGGGTGTAGCGTGTTAGGCAATACTCTAAGAAGATCCCTAGCTATGTGTGGCACTGCTATAGCAGCTTTCACGGGGGAACTTCAAGGAAAA